GCATGGGAGAGGTGGAAAGCTTATCGAACTGCCATCAAGAAACCGATCAAGCCTGCAAGCGAAAACGCGATGAAGTTGAAGCTGGCTCGATACGGTAAAGATCAGGCTGAAGTCGTAGATCAAAGCATCAGCAATCAGTGGCAAGGGCTGTTCGACCTTAAGAAAGCCCTGCCTCAACCTGGCGAGAAGCCGGTTAAAACAGACAAACAGGTCGCCCTTGAGCAAGCCCGCCTTGAGGCTGACGTAGCCCGGTCATCGAAGACTTGGGAAGAAGTCGTTATCACGCCCCTCGGCAAACTCAAACTCGCTGCGTCTCTGTGGGCGCGGTATTCCGTCGATACCAACCCGTTCGATGACGACAAGCGCGAGTGGCTGCGAGATAAGACCGCAGAGTTAGTTCGCGCCGTGCCACCGGGTGACATAGTGGGCGACCCGACCCTGCAAGCGTATATACGAGAAGTCTTCGGCGAGAAGGGCGTCCAGCGACTTAAGGCTAGGGTCACCCCATGACGCGATGGATATATGTTCGCCCCTTGCAAAATTTTGGATGTATACGTGACGTTAATGGGATTTCAGAATGGCCGATCAATGAACAATTTTTTAGCATCCAAGGGGAAGGACATTGGGCTGGCACGCCTGCTTGGTTTATCCGACTGCAAGGGTGTTTGGTTGGTTGTTCTTGGTGCGATAGTAAATCAACCTGGGCACTCGGACAGCGAACAACGGCATTGGCAGATATTCTCCGTGGTTTGCCGTATGACGCTCGGCACGTTGTAGTAACGGGCGGTGAGCCGTTCGAGCAAAACATTCGTCGTTTGCTGACTTGCTTGTGGAACGAAGGCCGGTCTGTGCAAATTGAAACCAGCGGATGTTATGACGTTTACGGGCCGGGGTGGATCACCATCAGCCCGAAATTTTTCAAGCCCCTTTCGCGCCAAGCATTAAAGCAAGCGAATGAAATTAAACAAGTGGTAGCGAGTCCAGATGACATTGATCGGTTGCGCGAAGAGGTGTTGCCGCACGTCAATCAATTCGTTCCGGTTTACTTACAGCCGGTCAGCAATGGATCGCGGGCGATTAAATGGTGCGTTGAAGCGTGTAAACGGTATGGCTACAAATTGTCGTTGCAAACTCACAAATTGATCGGTGTCCCATGATCCACTATCACGGAACCCCGCTAAACCCTATGTTGGATATGGTAAAAGCGTTTGCTGGAAAGCACGCGATGGTAAGTTTTGAACACCCAGAACAGCTCGATCTAGCGGTAGAAATTTGTCAGTCAGTGGTACTGGATAACGGTGCGTTCAGTGCTTGGCAGAACAAAAAACCATACGATTTTGCAGGATACAACGATTGGGCTACGCACTGGGTACAACACCCAGCGGTTGATTGGTGTGTTATTCCAGACAAAATTGATGGAACAGAAGACGAAAATTGGAATTTGGTTCAAGCGTGGAAACTGCCAAAGTCGGTATCTGTTCCGGTTTGGCACTTCCACGAAAGCCTTGATTACTTACGCCAGCTTATGGAATGGCCGAGGATCGCTCTGGGATCATCAGGTCAATACAAAGACCCCGGAACAAACGAATGGTGGAAGCGAATATCTGAAGCCATGGCCGTAATTTGCGACTCAAATGGCCGACCGAAGGTAAAATTACACGGGTTGCGAATGTTAGACCCAGGGATATTTAGTAAACTTCCCCTTGCGTCAGCAGATTCTTGCAATGTCGCAAGGAATGTGGGTTTGGACGTCAGGTGGAAAGGCCCGTATACGCCGAAGTCACGTTATGGCAGAGCCGTTGTGCTGATGGAACGTATTGAACGCCATGCCAGCGCAGCATATTGGTCAGAATCGGCGATTGCTGCGTATCAGAATTTTGAGTTATTTGGTTAGGAATGCGCTACGCCAAACGCCGAGACCTAAACCATACCGAGATCGTCTCAGCCCTACGCAAAGCAGGGTTTGAGGTAATCGACTTTGGGTCGGTCGGACACGACATACCCGATATATTGGCCGTAAAGCCTCTAATGGACGGTTTGGCCTATACCTGCTGGGTAGAGGTCAAGTCGAAGCAAGGACGGCTCTCAGAGGGCCAGAAGCGGTTTCAGGCGATATTCGAGCCAAAGGGCGAGTGGTACGAGGGTCGGGACGCCGAGGAAACGGTCGTCGCCCTGCAAACGCTTTACTTGCAACGTACCAAATAAAGTTTTACAGTTCTGGCATGAACTGGAAACAACTGAACGAAGCCATCTCGTCCTTCACCGAGGACGAAGTTTTAACCGCTCTCAACGAAGAGATCGACGGCAAACGCCGCTGGACCATCGTAAACCGACTACACCAGCGGTACTGCGCCCTACGCGCCAAGCGCGAACGCGAACTCTTTAGGCAAGCTTGCTCCGCAGGTGGTTTAGATAGTCCGCGCCTTCCTCCGGCTCCCACCACACCTTCACCAAGTCTGGATGAGTTTCAGGGAGTAGCGGGTTAATCGTCGTCACACAACACGGCGAGAGGGTGTTGTCTCGGAACCCTCGCTCCTTGGCGTAGCGGTCGTAAATCTTGTAGCTGCTCACCTTGACCGCGTGCATGGCAATGCCGCTGATGGGGTCTTTGAGGACGCTGTACGCCGACTCGTGCTTGTGACCCGCGATGTAAACGTGGTCGCGGGTTCCCATGATCGCAGCCTTCATCGGTCCGTGCGCCGGGTTCCATATCGACGAACCTGAGTGATCGTGTCGCGCATTGACGCGCACTTCACGCCCGTTCGGGAACCGTAGCGCAATCCGCGCCTCAGACGCCTTGTAGAGCGCATTCTGCTGCCGCGCTATCCACTTGAGCGGGTCGCCCGAGCCTGACCAGAGGTCGTGGTTACCGCCGATCATGTAAAGCCAAGTGCAGCGATTGACGAACCATTCAGCCAATCGCCAGGCTTGTGAGGCAGAGGTTGCTTGGTCTGCGTAAAGCCGTGCGAGTCGTCCGCACCAGTTGTTGGTGGTGTCTCCAACATTGGCTGCGAACATCCCCTTAGTTTTGTTGACAAGGGCCGTGTGACGCTCAATGGCCTCAATGTCGCAGCCGTCGTCGTCTACGTGCGGGTCGCCAAAGTGCAGGATGCCGATAGGACCGTTGAGCTTAACGCGGACCGTTATAAGTTTGCTGGCCTCTTCGTGTTCGCGCTTGTGGCTGAACTTGCGCTTACGCTGGGCGATGAGTTCCTCGATGGGTACGTCATCGTCTGGGATCGGCGTGAACTCAAAGTCTTTGTAGACTTCTTGGGTAGGATAACCGTCGTAAGACGATTCAGGGATCGCAACGCCGAGTGCTTTGAAGTTATCAAGCCTAAATTGCAGAGTTCGGACGTTGATCTTCAGCGCCCTTGCGGCGACTGCCCGTATACCGTTGGCTTTCTTTAACGCGTCTAGTATCTCTTCATCCGTCGCTTTTCTTGCTGGCACAACCTACTCCATTGTCGTTAGCATTTGTTGCAGGAGGTGGCCCAATCTGTCCACGAGCGCCTCTTGACGAGACAAGTCATCGTGTCCAGCAACGTCCAAAATGGCATGGATAGCCTCATGGCAGAAAGTTTGTTGCCGATGAGAGCCTTTGACGGTACTCAAGATGTCGATGCGGTAATGTTCTGGCAGCCAGATGCCGATGCAGTCTTTGCCATGTCGCCACTTTGACGGCGGAACTACCCTGACTTTGATCGTGTGCCCCGCAAGCTGAAAACTTGCTGGGATGCCATCAGAGCGCATTCCTGCCCCCTTATCGCATTAGATTCTCTGCGATTCGCCTCGCCCATCCACGGCTAAAAGATGCCCAGCCGGGTAGACTTGTCATGAAGAATAGGCGCTGACCATTGAATTTAGCAAGAAATTTTTGGCGGTTACAGGTGTTAAGCGCCTGTACGGTGAGTGCGCCTAAGATTCCGTCGTCTTTGAGTGAGAGGATACGCTGCGCCCAGCGTGTGGCTTGTCGCACACCAGAGTTCACCGCCGCGTCAAATAAATCGAACCGTACTTCGGGCGGGCACTGATCGAGCCGCATGGCATCCCAATACCGCATACGGTAAATGCGGTGCGCCGTCGTGAGCGGCAAGTCTTTCATCTCGCCGCGATAGCCTTCTTCTCGGGCTACGGCCTCAGTGATGCCGTACTTCGTCTTGCCGCCAGGATCAGCAGCGTGATCGCTAAAGCCGCCTTCGTGCAGGAGCAGCAGATTGAACGCTTCATCGAACGTCATTCACCCACCCCTGTAAGGCGCGGAGCTTGGCAATCTCCGCATCGCATGATTGTGCTAGGGCGTAGAGGTCGGGGCCGATGTCTGGCCCTGCTTGAGTATTTGGTCCAGACGGTCCTGCGTCGCTCCCGGTGGTGGTGGAGGAA